GGCTCGACGATCGGCGCAGGTCTCGGCGGCGCTGCGGGTGGCGCGCTTGGAAACAACCTGGCGGATGATGAGAGCAATCATCGGTCGTATGGTAAGAAGCACAAAGGCAACAACAAGCATAAACACAAGAACAAGCATCGTTAGTTTCTGACGCGGTTACATCGAGCCCGGCCCGGCGTCGGGCTTCTTGTTTCTGCTTAAAATCTCAGTTCCTGGAATGTGCCGTTCTCGTTGTGAATCTTCACTGAAGCAGCCTTCCCTGCAATCAACGGGGCAGCGATTTTTACCAGCCCATCCTTTGTGTCGGCCTCTGCGAGCGGCTTTACGGAGCCAGCCCGAAACAGACCCCAGCCTATTTTAGTTTTCACTATCCTGTACGAATTCATGGCCACCCAACGGCTCGTAACAGTCGACTTCTGCGAGTCTAGCATCGTCTCCTGCCAATGGTGGCTGTACGCCACGAATGGTAAAGTGCGGGCTCAATTACGGGAGGGATGCCATGCGTCATTACGGATACATTTTTTGCCTGCTAGCAGCCATTAGTCTTCAAGGCTGCGGGGAAAAAGACCTTACTCCTGAGCAAAAGGCATATGTTTCAAGCCTAGAAGCTGAGCTTTTGCAGACAAAACAGGATATTGATACTGGTACCAGGTCGGCGGCTGTATACAGTGGCGGGTTGATAAAGGACTTGATATCAACTCGGATTGAGATTCTTAAAACCAATCAAGCTTTGCTAGAGCAACGAATTTTGGCCGTCCAATCTAAAGCTAACGTGACCGTAGCCACTGTCGCTTCCAAGGTGGACGATGATCTCGCCAACAAGCTCGCTGGTGAAATAGCTCAAGCAAAGGCAGGTATAGCGTCTGCTAAAGCTGAAGCAGCCGGTTACAGCGGCGGCCTCATCCAAGCGTTGAAGCTCTCCGCTATAGCGACTAGCGAGCAGACTCTTGCGATGTTAGAGCAGCAGTACCTAGTTGCAAAATATGGTTTGAACCCCATCCGCCGATCTTCAGTGCAGCCATCTACTATGAGCGCAACCCAAGGCGCCTCCGTGAGTTCGCCTCCACCTGCATCCAAGTCTGATCTTCTCCCTCCAGGTGCTGGGCCTTTTGGGTTTGAGGCGGGAATAAGCGCAGATGTCATTGAAAAAATGACAGGCGAAGCTCCAAGACTCGTCAAGGAGTCTGAAAATCTATATTTGCTCGATAAGGCCCCTAAGCCTAATGATGCTTTTGATCAGTATGGCTTGGTCATATCTCCTACGGTCGGCCTTTGTGTTGTTAGAGCCGTAGGTAAGACGATCCAGACAAATGACTTCGGGCATCAGCTGCAAGCAGGCTACGGCACGATGAAAGATGCACTGACCACTGTCTACGGGAAGCCAAAGACCTATGACTTCTTGATGCCGAGCAGCATCTGGAAAGACTCGAATGATTGGATGACCGGACTTTTCAAGCAGGACCGAACTTTGGCGGCAGAGTGGAAGGGGCCCGGAATTAAAAACGATATCAGCAGCATCTCAATTGATGCTCGAGCGCTTGCCAGAGACAAAGGTTATTTCGTGGTGGAATACGCATTCAACAATAGCCCAGAATGTACCGCGGAGCTGAAAAAAACAAAGAACGACTCGCTTTAATCCGTCACTGCAAAAAAGCCCGCCACTTGCGGGCTTTTCGCTATCTGCTGATACGCTCCTGATACTGTCGAGCGGAGCCAAAGCTACGCAATCTTCCGAGCACTTAGTACTCGCCACCCTTGACGGATGTATGAGAGTCAGTTCGCCCTGAAAGTAGCCCTCAGAGCGCTGGCTTAGTGGTTGGGAGACAAGGGAGGATCATATGTGGGTGATAACGTCCGTGGTGTCCCCAAGGTAAGCGAAGAAAGCGCAGGGCGATTTAAGCGAGAACTTTCTTGGCTAATATCTTGGGGTTGAAATATGTGTTTATTTATTATGGTCTTGGTTTTTTTTTGGTGGGCGTGATTTGTTCTGTTGATTCGTTGTTCGTTATGTTGTTTATCTTTTGAGTTGAGACGATTATTGTAGGCTTCTGAGTTTTTTGTGCTTTTGCTTTTTTTATTAGGCTTGCGCAGTCTGATGCTGCGATGTATTTTCCGCTGTGAGAATTTATCTTGGTTATGATTTTCTGTATTTCAAGATTAATTTCATCTGCTGGAAAGTTTGGTAGCATGGATATTTCATATTCTATATTTTCCTTTATTTTTTTATCGTATTTTGGCGTTGTGCCTGCTCCGGATGAGTTCCCACTTCCTTGTTGTGTACAATTATTTTCTTTGAAGCTGTCAGAGGCCGTCTCTCGGTTTTTTGTACCGCTGGCGGCGCCTCGTTGATACATATAGTAGAGTATGGTTGAAATTAGCGTTAAAATTAGTAAAGCTACCAGGGCGAGTATTATGGTTGTGTTGGTGTTCATATTCTTAGTGTTCTCAATATGTATGTTTTAATGTTTGTGTATTATTTTATGGTGTTCGGCTTTCAGCAGGGATAGTTTTTATGATGAGTCTTCTGAAATATAATTCCAGATATTCAGTGTGCATACGTTTATCGCTCAGAACATGCTGGGACATTTGTAGAGATTGATCGATGAGCTGTCGAGACGGGAGCCTAGAATGTACAACGTCTGGACCTGATTCTTCTGAGCAATGAAGCCCTCGCACGAGAAACCGCACGACACATTTGCGGTGAAGCAGATGTTCTGCATGCTGAATTTGTAAAGATCGTGCGGCCACGTCATGCAATCATATTTTCCGCCGACTGGGCAGTGGACTTGCTCTAGCTCGCCTGACGCAACAATCGTCGACCCCGTAAGGCGATCGATCTCTCCGTCGGCCCATGCAGTCTGGCTCAGGCCAGCAACGATCAGCGGCAACATCCAGCGCAGTGTGGTCATCATCTTTCCATGATTCAGGTGGTAGGGCGCTGACTCTACCAACCCAAAGCGCACGTCTCAACGCCTGCTGGCATCGCCTTTCTGGTTGTGGTCCTCGGATGCGCCCGTGACCCTATTACATTTTGCTAACGAGCTCATTAGACTGAACGCATCCCTAGTTGACTGCATTGGAGGCGTCAATGGCCCGGCTGAGTAATCCTATACGCGGAGTATCAGATATTCCGAGTTGGTTTTCTTTAAATAACTATGAGTTTTTAGCGGGGCTTGATAGTGCAGGGTGGTATGAGCAGCTGTTTGCAAGGGAACAGCTCTTTCTTATGCTTGGTTTTCGAAAAAATAATGAGGTGCAAGTTGCTGGGGGGGATTTGGCATATAGGGCTGCCGAAGAGATATGGGGGAAAACAAATATCTCTTTAAAGGATTCCAGTGTTTTGTCTGCTATGTGTGGGCATGATGGTGCGAATGGTCGTGTTAAGTCTGAATATGCAAAGTCCATTCATTCGCTGACTTATAGGCAGTATTTACAGCAGGAAGGACAGATCAGAGATGAAGCAAAGGAAAGGGCTAATCAGTGGTGGGAAAATATAAGTCGTGACGACTTCGGTGTAGGTGGCAGTGATCTAAAACTTGCATATGAAGTTATGGGGTTTATAGATCTGCCACTCTATATGTCACAAAAAAGAACATCGCTACATGCTATAGCGGACGTGGATTTAACGATGCCAGATGCGATTCTGCTTGAGGCTTTTAAAGTGTGGCTTGCAAAGACGAGGGATGATTTCTATCTAGGCTCACCAAAGCAGTATAGGAAAGCAGATTTTGCGTCTTGGATCAGGCTTGGAGTATTACCATTTATAGACCTTACTTCTTGGGCTGAAGTTACAGGGGTAAGTATTCCTAACAGGTTAATGGCGAACTTGATTTTTCCAACGGGAGATGGAGGGGAGGAAACGATTAGAAAAACAACCGCTCCTATCGCTTTGGAAATGGTTGGGCGGGGAGGGTATTCAGATAGAACTATTCTCGACACATTGTTGGCAGTGGCTGCCCATGAGGCTCGATCAGCGAGCAAAGATTAATTCGGAAGACTTTGCGTCTTGATTATTTCCGGAAAGAAGATGGCCCTTTTTAGTGCCTTTCAATTATCGATTTTGTGTGAATAATTGGAAACCATCGTAATCGCAGACGCTTCGTTAGGAGTCCGATGGTATGTATAGCGGTTTGAGCAGAGAAGATCATAGGCGGAAAAAACATGGCACGTCGCACACGAGGTTAATTACCGACCTTAATATCTCCATCATCATCTGGGGCTGGCAGCGCATCAAACCGATCGACCATGCCTGGAAATTCCTCTTCCATCATGCGCCGTGTCTCAGGATCCTTAAGTTTCATCCGGAGCCCGATGATCGTCAGTTTTCGCATCAGTTCTTCAGTCGAAATGCCAAGTTTTTCCGCCTCCGTATCGAACTGCTCGGCTTCTTCGGCGCTAAGCTGAATCTCGATTTCCTTAGTGGTCTTTTTCAGTTCCGGCATCAGATCGTAGGCGTCCATTTTCAGAACCCGGGCCAATTTGAGGGCGCCACCCAGGCGGGGTTTGGAGCGACCAGCTTCATATCGGACGATTTGAGGTTGGCTAATGCCGCTTTGTTCGGAAAGATCTTTTTGGGTCAGACCTGCTTCGGAGCGTGCCCATAGGAGTCGTTCAGCAAAAGATCTGGTATCGGTCATGAGCCCTCGAAGCCTTTTAATTACTGTGTTTCATATCACTATATCAGACAACAAATGATCCCCAATGATCAGTATTGACATGTGATATCAAGTGGTATCAAATGATCACAAGTGATCACACGCATATCGACGGGGTTAAGGATGAGGCAAGAGAAAATTCCGCTGGTGATTCGTTTGCCAATTCAACTGAGGGGGTGGCTGAGCACGAAGTCAGAGGAGAACGGAAGGACAGCGAACGGGGAGGTAGTTTTCCGCTTAAGGAAAATGATGGAGCAGGAGCTTGTTCATGAAAAACAACAGGCATGAAAAAGCCCCAAGCGCGCCAACGCTTGAGGCCTATGAAGCAGTGAACATTTCTGAGGACATTCACATGACGAAGCATACCGAAGTAAACGAAAAACTCAATGCTGGCGCCTTCAAGGGACCGGTGACCATGGGGCTTTCATTCGCGCGTTGCAACATTGAGGGGCAAGATTTGTACGGCGTCCGTCCAGGCGTTCCCGCTGTTGATGCTTTGAATCAGGCATCTTGCACTCTTCATAGCGTGAAAAAGGCGTTAGAAGACGCGGGCATGGCAGAGCATATTGTGACACCCAGTCAAGCATGGTTGCTACACATGGCGGTCGAGTCTGCTAAGGCTGCTATCGACTCCGTCACTGAAGGCCTGGAGAAAGCATGATGAATAATCTCTCCATCCAATCAGGGCAGCTCTCTAGTGACACACCACATTTCCTGCAAGCGCAAAACGTGGCGCAACAAATGTCATCGCGAGAAATCGCCGATCTTGTGAGCTCACGCCACGATAGTGTAAAGCGGACTATCGAAAGACTGGTTGAGCGCAAGGTTATTGGTTCTCCACCGGTGGTGGAATATCTTGACGGCTTGGGTCGTAAGGCCAATGAGTACATGGTCTGCAAGCGCGATAGCTTCATCATCGTGGCCCAGCTCAGCCCTGAGTTCACGGCTCGCCTGGTTGACCGCTGGCAAGAGTTGGAGGCTTTGTCAGCCAAGCCCGCCTTCGACATTGCCAGCCTGAATGACCCCAAGGTACTGCTCGCACTGCTGACCGACAATGTCCGCAAGGTTGTTGCCCTGGAAGCTGACAACACAGAGCTCTCGAAAGAGAACCATGAGCTGGAAGCGAAGGTGGAGCAGGACGCTCCCAAGGTAGCCTTTCACGACATGGTTGTGGTGTCGCACAAGAAGTACAACGCTGCCCAGGCTGCCAAGATCATTGGCACTGGCCGCACCAGGCTGCTGCAGTTCATGCGGCAGAAAGGGTGGGTGACCCGTTCGAACGAGCCATACCAGGCGAAGATCGAGGCCGGCCTGCTTGATGTGAAGCTGGGCACCTTCGAGCATCCAATCGATGGCACGATCCCAACGTGCTCCACGCTGATCACTGGGAAGGGGCTGACCAAACTGGAAGCGTTGTGGCGGGAGAGGGACGCAGACTTGTTGGCGTAGCAATGAAGAGAGCCCGGTCCAGCGCCGGGCTTTGTTCGACGGTGCGTAAGTAGTCGAGGCTGCTTAACTCAACGTACGGGTAAAATAAGCCACGCGTAGCCACATGCGTCCACACGAAACCACACGAAACCGATTTTGTTGTATAGTTCGTACATTAGTTAGCAAACCGTAGCAGCGACTCGAGGAGTGAGTCATGTCTAAAACCAAGGCGCAAGTGGTGTCTATCGCCGCTGAACGTGAAGCACAAGAAGCCAAAAGGGCGTTTCTTGGGCTTCTGCATGCCGACATAGCCGAAAATCCTGGGCGTATTGAGCCGATTTCAGCATCGTTGCTGGGTCGTATAGATCGGCTGCGCGCAAAGGCACAAGCAAATCGTGATCGTAGCGAGCTTCTTGAAGGGTAAGAAATGCAGTCAGGGACGATCACGGTTATCAACGATTGGGCGCTATTCGGCCATCCATTATTCCTAAATCGTCTAGAAAACTTGCTTGAAGAGATTGAAACCCTCTCTAACGAGGATCCAGACGGCTTTCACCAGCATCCGCACTACAAGCTGCTTGAAAAGGTAGACAACTCCATTAGAGAGCGAGTACCTGCTAACCCGGCAGCACCTGAGTACCTTCAGGGGAACACCCTTGGGAAAAACTGCCGCCATTGGCGTCGAGTAAAGGCGGGGCTCCCGAATCGCTATCGCTTATTTTTCCAGTTCAGAAGCGATGCTCCCAAAAGCATCATTTATGCTTGGCTGAACGATGAGGTAACACTCCGGAAAGATGGCGCAAGAACTGACGTTTATGCTGTATTCAAAGCAATGCTCAAAAGCGGTGAGGTGCCTACCACCTACGCCGACTTGATGAAAGCATCTGCGCCAGTGCCGAAGCACGGTTAATGTCTTGATTTGTTAAACAAAGCCCGGCCATGTGCCGGGCTTTCTGCATCTGGCTCAAGGCTTTTCAGCGTTGGCCTTCTCAAGCAGGGCGGCTATGCCCTCCAGCAGCACCAAGTCCGACTCCTTGAGTCTTCCTTTCGCGGCGGCCCTGGCGAGTTTCTCAATAACCGCAACTGCCCGCGGCGTAGCCTTGTCCTGAAGGGCCTGGTAGGCCGAAGCCGCCTCTCGCACCACATCCTGACGAGTGTACTCACCTTCGATCAGCGCCGGCCCGTGCCCATTCGGGTTGACCAGCACACCAGGCGTGAGCCCGATTTTCTTCTCGAGGTTGAGCGCCGCCTTCTCACCCAATGAGCGGTGCCCATTGAGGATCTGTGACAAATACGAAGCGTCCAGATCGTGCTGGTCGGCGAAGTCTTTCTGGCTGAGTGGGCCTATGACGCGCCGCAGCGCGTCGACCCGAAGAGTTTTGATATCCATAGGCGAATAGTGTCCCTGCGTTAGCAAACAGTAAATTATAAAATGCTATTGCTATTGAGATTAGCAAAATGTAATCTGGACTTCTTTCGGAGACAAACATGACGCTACTCGAACTCATCCGGTCCCTCGACACACCTTCGGTGGAGTCGTTGGCCAAGCGCAGCGGCACCAGTGCCGGGAACCTTAAACAGATCGCCCATGGCTTCCGCCGCGCAGGCCCAGGCCTCGCCATCAATCTTGAGCGGGAGTCGAGCAGGGCGGTGACCTGTGAAGAGCTCCGGCCCGATGTCGACTGGGCCTATCTGCGCAATTCAGGCCAAGAGCCGAATCTTTAAACCTGTTTAAAAGAAGCCCTGATCGAGGGCGCATATCTTCGCCCTGAGCTGAACGTTCCGCCACGACAACCACGAAGAGGTTTCCCGAAATGGAACAGGTACACCGCGCAATACATGAGGCAGTTCTGGAGGCGGGGCCAAAGCAACTGGCTCACCTGATGGGTATGAGCCACACCGCATTGCTCAATCGCAGCAACCCAAATGATGACTCGCACCGCCTGAACCTGGAGCAATTTCTCCAGATCCTGGTGCACAGCAAGAATGTTGAACCGCTGGAACACCTGGCCAACACATTGGGCTATGCCCTGGTACCGCAGGCGCGACCGGCGAGTAAGAACCTCATCGAGGCTCTGGTGCACCTTGCGGCTGAGTACGGAGACGTTTCGCGTCTCGTCCATGACGCCCTTGCGGATGGCCGCGTTTCACCTTTCGAGAAAGCAAACATCCAGAAGGAGATTGGCCATGTCCGGCAAAGCTTGTTGGTACTGGAGGAGTCGGTCAAAGCGGCGTGATTACCTGTCCGAACGGCTAGGTATCAGAGGAATAAAACGGGCGGAGAATGAATTTTGCCCGGTGCAGAAAGCAACAAACCCGGCGGGAACCGGGCTCATCTAATCGTCCTGTGTGATCAGGACTACACAACTGCAGAGGTGTGAATCATGGCACATGCAATTCGTAGTAAACAAGTTCGGTCGCCTGTTACTGAGCGCATCCAATCTAAACCCCGGCTGGTCAGTGTGCCCAAGAGCGTGTCAATCACGCCTACGGTGCAGCCTTTTGATGAGCGGGCAGGCTTTACCTACTACGAGTTTCAAGTTGTTTATGAGGACGCGGGATTAAAACAAACCTACCCCGGCGTGCTGGATGAGTGTCTTGCATTAGAGCTGAAGGCCATGCTTGAGCCGGAAGTAGCCCCGTACCCTGTTCGTATTTCGTGGGTAGCAGGCTGGGAAAAAGGATTCGAAAACTTCCTCCGGATGAACGACCGCGTAACAGACATGATCCAGTCAGTTCGATCGGCTGAGCGTCCTGGGCACGAGTTCCTGGCTCGTCTTGGTCAGTTCGGTCCGTATGAAGGTTACGCGCCACAAAACAGCCAGGCAGAAAGCGTGGCGCCGAATCTCTCGGAGGTTCGGCCATGAACCAGGTCATTGNNAAGAGTCCAGGCTTCAACAAAAAACCTTTCTACCTGGTTGAGGTTTTCGACGGGCGTGGTGTGTACGGTTTCGGCCTTGGGCTAACAGACGGGCGAGTTGCTCGTGACCTGCTCGAGACTCTCGGTCGTGATCTGCTTGGCCGAATAACAAAACTTCACACACTAGCCAGCCCACCAGAAGAGGCTCGGGGTTACCAAAAGCATAGGCAGTTTACCGAGCAGACTCAGCGCATAAAGGCGTTGATTGATATGTGCGCGAACGAGCCTTCGCCTGGCCGCGCCTTCTTGGTTGCCTTTGTGCAACAGCATCGCGCTGCAATGCCCCTCAGTCATATGGCTTCAATGCTTGAGCATGCCAAGTACGAGCCCGACTTTGATGAGTTTGCCTATATCCCACTTCACCAATCTGCAATCGGGAGGGCATACCCATGAGCGAAATATCCCAAGAGCTACCTGTCACCGTCATCGACGAAGCGCACTTCGAGAAATATCCCGATGCAGCGCTGTTGCTGAAGTGTTTCGAGGTCGTCAAGGACGCGCTGGACGTCATCAACGAGCCGGAGTACTCCATTGAGAAAGAGGACGACACTCACCTTGACCTGTACCGAGCCTACTACGCACTCATGGTGTTGTTCAGGCGTAGGACTGGGCACGACGCTAGGCAAGTGGCCCAGGATCATTTTGAGGCAATGAGCCGCCACTTGTTGGAGGGGAAGCCGCGACCAGAAAACAGCATTCCCGTCGTCGTGTTCCCTGGTGAGTGCCTACCGGATGAGGCATTCGCCGGCTTTACGGACCAACAACTGGCTTGCGCAGCGTTCAACTACCGCGATCGCGTTCGAGTTCTGATCATGGACCACTCACCGCAGGCTTTGGCGTTGGACGAGGCTCGCACGCTCTCCATTGACTCCACCACAGCACTGCGCCTGCTGGTGTTGCGCCTGTCTGGCGGCTCGATGGAAACCATGGGCACCGGGATGTGCCGCAAGCATGGGGAGACGCTGCAATGATCGGCTCTGTCGAATCAACTACAGGAATCCCCGTAATTAAACCTGCAGGGGCCTGCACCATCGCCGGCCCCTGGCCAACCTACGGCAACTTCCGAACGCTTTCAGAGCGCGAGCGCTGGGTGCTTTACGGAAGCGCTAAAGCCTACCGCGAGTCGCTAGAGCGCCAGGGTTTCGAGATGGCTGAAACCTACGATGCCTTCATCCGTCGCGTGACAGAGGAGCTGGATATCTGATGGCACGCATTAGGACGATCAAGCCAGAGTTCTGGAGCAGTGAACAGGTGATGGAGTGCCAAGCTCTGACACGCCTGCTGTTCATTGGCATTTGGAATTTTTGTGACGATGGCGGTAATCATCCTGACTCAGAGAAAACCATCAAGGCCCGGGTTTTTCCCGGTGACGAAATCAGCTCGTCGAGTATTCGTCGAATGCTCGACGAGCTGTCGTCGAACGGTCTTTTGGCCTTCTACGAGCACTCTGGCAAGCGGTATTTGCATGTTTGTGGTTGGGAGCACCAAAGGATCGATAAACCAACCTTCAAGTACCCGGAGTTCTTACCTGCTCTGACGGTGGACAAACCTCAGCCAGGAGAGGCGGGCAATGGTACCGACCAGAAACCGGGGGCTGCAGGTGATTCTGTCGATGACCACTCTGCGAACATTCGACCACCGCTCGACGAGGACTCTTCGACTCCTCTGCTAGGCCTCGACCCCGGAAGGGAAGGGATGGGTAATAGGAAGGGAGAAGATCAAGATCAAGAGCATGTCCATCGTCGCGATGCTCCGCCGGACGCCGCGACGCTGAAATCTCAAACTGAGGCAAATGGGCAGGAGCAATTGGTGCCTGATCAATCTGCTTCGACAGACCCGAAACCGATGCGGGGCATCAAAAACGGTGCTGTGGATCCGCTGGAAGGCTTCGACCAGTTCTGGAAGCTGTTCCCTAACAAGAAATCGAAAAAGGATGCTCGTACGGCATGGGGGAAGCTCAAGCCATCTGTCGAACTTCGTCAGACCCTGATGACCGCTTTGAGCAACCACTGCGGTTCTCGTGACTGGACCAAGGACGGCGGCCAGTACGTGCCCATGGCTTCGACCTGGCTGAACGGCGAACGCTGGACGGACGAACTGGTACCAGCATCCGCAGCAAAACCTTCGGCGTTCAACAACCTGCCCACCCACACCCCGGATATGTACCAAGGAGGCGACAATGGCCCAGCGTTCTAACTTCCATCGTCAGCCCGAACAGCGGACATTCGCCGGCGAATGCCCGGTCCATGGATCTGTTGATCGCTCCGAGGTTGAGCAGTTTGACGGTTCCATGGCTGTACGCCCATGCAAGCAATGCCAGTTCCACGGGCTGCGTGTAGCACCACAGGGCAGCGACGAGCATTCGAAGGCGCTGGCCAACCTGCAAGCTGAAAGCGTCAACAGCGCGCTTGTAGGCTCTGGCATCACGCCTCGGTTTGCCGATAGCACCTTCGCGACCTACCGGGTCACCACGTCGGATATGACCCAGGCCCTGGAAACGTGCCGGGGATATGCCGACAACTTCGGCGAGCACTTCCAGGCCGGCCGCAACCTGTTGCTGTGCGGCAACGTCGGAAACGGCAAGACGCATTTGGCCAGCGGTATCGTCCAGCACGTCATCCGCCAGCACCGGGCCGTGGCGGTAATCACCACCGCCGCCGAGATTATCCGAGTGTTCAAGCGCTCAATGGTCAGGGATGCCGGTTACACCGAGGGCGACGTGATCGACGAACTGGCGAGCTTTGACCTGCTGGTGATTGATGAGATTGGTGCCCAGGCCGGCACTCACTACGAGCTGTCGGTTCTGCATGAGGTGCTGGACCGCCGTTACAACCTGGTTCGCCCGACGGTAGTGGTGTCCAACCTCAACGCCAAGGGCCTGGGCCAGTACATCGGCGAGCGAGCCCTTGACCGTCTGCGCGAGAACAAGGCGCTGCTGGTCGGGTTCACGTGGGAATCGGCACGGGGGCGCGTATGAGCCAAGAGGACAAATACTACCGCCTCGAATCTGAACAGGGCGTGCTGGGCTCGATCATGCTGGCCTCGCTGCAGGGGGACATCGGCATGGTTGAGGACATCGTTTCGCAGATGACCTCTGCGGATTTCCACCACCAGGACAATGCCGCGCTTTTTGAGGCTATCCGGGATTGCCTTGGGCAGCGAATGCCAGTGGATGCGGTGACTGTTGGATCGGTTCAGCGATTGCTTCCCAGCGGACAGACCACCATGGCCTATGCCGCAACGCTGTCGCGTGATGTCCCATCCACCGCGAACTGGAAAGCTTACGCCCAGCAGGTTAAGAAGTGGGCGCTCGTTCGGCAGTTCCGCGATCTTGGTAGGGCTGTCGATGTCGGCGTGGGTGAAGACCTGCCGGCGGACGAAATCCTAGATCAGTGCCATATGGCACTGGCGGACCTGCGAGACCTCGACACGGGGGAGCCGGACTACAAACGCATGGACGATGTGGTCGCTCGAAACGTCGACATCATCGACGCCAAGTTCAATGGCGCCATTCAAGCGGGGCTCTCCACGGGCCTGTCAGATCTCGACAAGCTGATCCGCGGCCTGCGCAAAAAGACCGTGACCATCGTCGCGGGACTTCCGGGGAGCGGCAAGACAACCCTCGGCCTGCAGATCGCCCAGCATATCTCTTGCGCCGGCCTCGGCGTCGGCATGGTGTTCTCGTTGGAAATGCCAGAGGAGGAGTTGGCCAACCGTGCGCTGGCTTCACTCGGCAGCATAGACCTGCAGGTGCTCGACAACGGAAAGCTGGAAGACGATGACTGGCCGCGCCTGACCTGCGCGGTCAACAAGATCATGGACAAGCCTCTCTACGTCAGTGACAAGTCGGGCCTGACGGTGCCGCGCATCCGCAGCATCTGCCGCCAGGTCAAGAGCAAGCACGGCCTCGACGTGGTGGTGATCGACTACATCGGCCTGATCGGTTCCGACGGCAAGGCGTTCAACCGCACCGCCGAGCTGGGCAAGATATCCACCGGAATCGTCAACATCGCCAAAGAGCTGGATGTGCCGGTGATCCTGCTGGCCCAGCTCAACCGTGACTCGACCAAGCGCCTGGGCAAGAAGCCGATCGCCTCCGACCTGCGCGACTCCGGCCAGATCGAGGCCGACGCCCACTGCATCATCCTGGTCCACCGCGATATGGACAGCGAGGAGGGGCAGAACGGCGCTACCGAGTTGCTCATGCCCAAGTGCAGGCACGCACCGGTGGGCTCCTGCATCGTCCAGCAGCAGGGCAAGTTCGCCCGGTTCGTCAATTTCGCGGGCCGCGAGCCTAGCCAGGAAGAGGTGGAGATCGGCCGCCCCTTCTCCGACCAGTACAAGGGGAGGAAGAAACCATGAGTAACGTCACAGCGGCATTGCCGCGTAAAAGCATGAGCGATTTGGAGCGGCGATTTTTGAAGATCGCGGGTGAAGAGTTGGCCAAGGTCAAAGTCGGCGGCCCGAGTGCACTGGCTTACCTGCTGGATATGGTCGCCAGTTGGCACGGTAGTCGGGCTCAGATCGGGTTCCACGATTTCGGGCAGCGCTGGCTGATCGAGGGCAACGCCAAGAACAAACTCGCTGACCGGTTGCTGCGTGACTTGTTTGGCTTGAGTGATCCAGATCCGAGGAAAGCCGCATGAATACCAGAAAACCAGCGCGCCTCCCTCTGGGGGATACCGAGTACATGCTTGAGCAATGGGGCTTCTGGCGCATGGACGGCATGGGCGTCCCGGGCTATGTGTCACCGTCCTGGGCGATCATGCGGGACATGATCCCGTCGACGAGCAAGTCCTACGTCATCACGGACGAACTGGCCAGCGTCGTTGATGGTGCTGTCGCCAGGCTGTGCAAGCGGGCCCCGGAGATGGGCGACTTTGTTTGGCTGTATTACGCAGCCAAGTGGCCAGCCAAGCGGATCGGCAACAAGTACGACATGAGCGAGGCGAAGGTCAGGGAGATCATCAAGACGGGCGTCGGCTGGATTGACTGTTCGCTTGAGAAACTTATCGAAGCCGCGTAAAAACTTGCACTCGCGGAATAGCTCTGTTCTCATGGCACCGTGTTCAGCTTTTCAAGCGCGACACGCCAGAGAAAGCCCGGCCATTATGTCCGGGCTTTTTTGTTACTGGGCTTTCAACCCCCATTCTTTATCCAACCAAGCGTTGAGATCCGAGCGCATGTGCGGCGCGCGTCCCGGCGAAGCTTCAAGTTTATGCGCGACCTTGCTGCGGTTTTCGTCGGTCACTGCGCGGCCTCGAGTCTTCAGATAATGATCGATGTAGTACTCCACCTCCCATGATTCGGTGAGGGATACATAAATCCGATCAATTTTGCCGCGATACTTCTTGTTGTCATCGCTTTTCCAAACCATTTCGATACCAGTTGGTTGAGTGGCGTATTGCCACGCTTTTTGATATCACCAATTTAAGATTGGATCCACTCGCCGAACGTCGTGTAGACCGACGTGATCGTATGCTTACTCGATACCCAAAGAAGCCCGGGCACCAAGCCGTTTTTTTATTGCCCAAATGCAGGCGAAAGACCGGAAAGACCCTCCTGGCCAATCGATACAGAGGAACCGTCGATGTCGCGATATCAATCGCTGCAAAATGACTATCCGCTCCAAAGGGCCTGTTCAGGGCTCGACGGAATCACTGACACGCGTGCACTTCGGTGCCGTGTGGTCGGCCAATCCCGCTGAAGAAGACGCGATCTACGGCAAGTACACGCCTTACGGTGAATACACCTTGAACGTGGCCGCCGACCGCGCCGAGCATTTCGAAGAAGGGAAGGACTACTACTTCGATATCTCGCCCGCTTTCTCATTTCACCTGTAGCCACGGCAGCCTTAAGGAAGGCCTGGACGCTGATAAGCCGGTTCAGTACTACAGGAATACGGCCGCAGCCTGCGCGCCCACCACGCAAAAAACCGGGGCTTGGCCGGGTTTGTTTTGAAAGCTATTGTTCTATGCGTTACTTGATGCAGGGGATCATTTTCCCGTCCGCCTCAAGCACCAACTGATTACTTGTCACGCGATTGACTTGGTAAGATGAGCTTAGGTTGGAGCTCTGATAATTGACATTTCGATAGTTTGTCAACAGAAAAATCCCGTTAATAGAGTAGGTGCCTGAGTAGTCGCTACCGCTGCCGGCATGAGACTCGTATTTCCCTTCAGGAGTGAACGTCATTGTGTAAGTTCTACCAGGAATCATGCATTCCCAGGTACCAGAGATATCCGACTGTGAATATGCATAAGCCTGAGAAGCCAGTAACGAAGTAGCGAGAATGAGTAGTCTGTTCATAGATATTGCCCCGTAGTTTGTGATGTCTAATCTGGCAATATGATATCACTGCCATTCATCTGAAGGAGATATCTCCGGAAGTGAATTCTGACCACCATTTCTTGAGCCTCAGCATTTGCTGGGGCCTTTTCGTTTTCGGCCCCGCCACACCCTTCGCCATGAGCAGGGAGTGCCGCCGGGGCTGATTCAAATCAGCAGGTCACGGCCTGCCGTATTCCTAACTCCCTGACGGGGAGGAACTGAGATGTCCAACATGCCAGACAAACCAGAAACCTGGACGATTGCGCTTGCGTGGTTGAGTCAGCATTCGCCAATCCTCTATGCGGCTGCGTTGTCCTGTGCCATGGCCGTCCTTCGAATCACCTACGGCGGTGGCACGCGGCGACAGATGATCGTGGAAGGCGCCATCTGTGGTGGTCTAGCCCTGACCATCATCAGCGGGCTTGAGTTCTTCTCGCTCCCGCAGAGCATGGCTACATTCGTCGGTGGCTGGGTTGGCTTCTTGGGCGTGGAGAAGATCCGCACAATTGCCGACCGCGTGACGGACTTCAAGCTGCCAGCCCGCAAGGTTGATTAAACCGCGCCACGTTTTCGAATGCGCCGAATCGTGGCGCGGGATTGGAGAAGGTCATGAAAGTTAACGTCTATGACATCGCCGACCAGCGCCCGCACCTGATGGTGGTAGCCAGTGATGGTGCCCACGTAATCCCGCACGCCCTGGTTCAATCGGTGATCGCTGGCGACAAGCCGTCCTCAATCCTAACTGAGCTCGTGGTGAAGCGGATCATTGAAGAGTGGCTGCAGCAGGTGACCGAATGACCGTCAAGGTTCTTGAATTCAAGCGGGAGGATTGGCGCGACGCCGCCAAGACCCTGCGCAAGATTGCTGATGACCTTGATGCCGGCGAGCACCCGGAATGCACTGTAGGCGCGCTGACGCTGATCGGCGCCAAGGGAGAGGTAACCGTGTTCGGCCTCGGCCCCAAGTGCGATGACCTGCAATGCCTCGGTGCGATGCGCCTGGGTGAGCAGAAGCTGATTGATGTGCTGCTGGACAGCCAAGACTAAGGATTCCCATGACAACCAAGCAACCCGACTGGGAGGCAATTGAACGCGCCTACCGGGCCGGATTGCTTTCCGTCAGAGAGATCGCCGCTTCCTGTGGCGTGTCACACACAGCCATCCAGAAGCGTGCCAAGGCCAATGGCTGGGAGCGCGACCTCAAGGCAAAGATCAAGGCCAAGGCTGATTCGCTGGTTGCCAAACGAGAGGTTGCCACACAGGTTGCCAGCAAATCGGTGGAAACCGAGCGCGAGATCATCGAGGTCAACGCTGAGGTCATTGCGAACATCCGCATGGCTCACCGCGGTGACATATCCCGTGGGAGGCGACTCACCAACAAGCTGCTGGACGAGCTTGAGGGCCTGACCGATAACCGCCAGCTGTTCGAAGAGCTCGGTGAGCTGATGCGCTCCGAGGATGACAACGGGCAGGACAAGCGCAACGACCTGTACCAGAAGATCATCGATCTGCCTGGCCGCTCCAAGACGATGAAGGAAATGGCGGAGACGCTGAAGACTCTGATCTCGCTGGAGCGCCAAGCCTACGACCTCGACACCAAATCCGGCGGCAATGACGCTGACGAGCTGTCCAAGATGATGGACGATCTATCGAAGGACGCCTGATATGAAACCCGAGCATTTGAAGCTGCTCCGGGACAAATACTGGCGCTTGAACAACCTCTACTTCATCACGGACAAGCAGGGCAAGAAGGTCCGCTTCCGGATGACGGATGAGCAGATTGAATACTTCGAGGGGATGCACACTCGCAACCTGATCTTGAAGGCTCGGCAGCTTGGCTTCACCACTGAGTGCTGCATCATCCAGCTGGACGCGGCGCTGTTCGAATCAGCCAAATGCGCCCTGATCGCTCACACCCTGAACGACGCCAAGCGCCTGTTCCGGGAGAAGGTGAAGTACGCCTACGACAATCTGCCGAAGGAGATCCGCGCCGCAAACCCTGCGAGCAACGATGCCGCCGGCGAGCTGGTATTCAGCAAGGGCGGCTCACTCTACGTCAGTACCTCGTTTCGGGGTGGCACTCTGCGCTACCTGCACGTTTCCGAGTTCGGGAAGATCTGCGCCAAGTTTCCCCACAAGGCCAGAGAGATCGTCACCGGCGCCTTCGAGGCTGTCGCCACCGATTGCTTCGTCACGATTGAATCGACGGCGGAGGGCCGGGCAGGCTACTTTTTCGAGTACTCGCAGAGCGCAGAGAAGCAGCAATTGTCCGGCGTGGCTCTCGGCCTTCTGGATTGGAAGTTCTTCTTCTTCAGTTGGTGGAACAACAAGGCCTACTGGCTCGACCCGGCCACAGCGATCATCCCTGACCGCCTGATCACCTACTTCGAAGACCTGGCAGCCAAGCACGGGATCGTCACGAACCCAGGCCAGCGCGCCTGGTACGCAGCCAAGGAGAAGACGCTCGGCGACGACATGAAGCGGGAGTACCCGTCGATCCCCGCCGAGGCCTTCCAGCAGTCAATCGAAGGCGCATATTACGCCAGGCAGTTCACCAAGCTTTACGCCTCCCAGCGTATCGGGGTGCTGCCGGACAACAGCCACCAGCCGGTGATGACATTTTGGGATATCGGTGTCGGCGACTCCACGGCCATCTGGTTCGTGCGTCAGGTCGGAACCGAGTTCCACGTCATCGACTTCTACCAGAACAGCGGCGAAGGCCTGCGGCATTACATGAAGGTGCTGAAGGATCGTGGCTACGTGTACGCCGAGCATTGGGGGCCGCACGACATCGACAACCGCGAGTTCAGCAGTGATGCCAAGACCCGCCGAGAAATGGCCCGTGAGGGCTACGAGATCGACGGCCAGCACTACCGCATGACCTTCCAGGTGGTGCCCAAGATCGGCGTAGACGACGGCATCGACCAAGCGCGCGAGATCCTGGCCCATTGCGCATTCGACGAATCCAAGTGCGAAGAGGGCATCACCGCCCTGGAGAACTACCGCAAAGAGTGGGACGACAAGAAAGGCTGCTGGAAAGACCGGCCGCTTCACGACTGGGCATCCCACCCGGCTGACGCCTTCCGCTACTTCGCGGTGGCCAAGACCAAGCGCGTAGCAATGACCCACATCCCCGTCACATTCACATTCACATTCTGAGGCCATCAATGCCAAATTTCATTCCACGGGCAGAGTACGCGCAAGCCCTGGCAGGCTGGCATCTGGTGAAGCGTTGTGTGGCAGGGGCGCGAGAGGTTCGCAAGCATGATGAATACCTGCCAATGCCAGACCCGGAGAACAAAACACCGGAGAACCAGGCCCGGTACAAGCAGTACAAGAAGCGGGCTATGTTCCTCAATATTACTGGGCGCACGCGCACCGGTCTGATGGGGGCGGTGTTCCGCAAGACTGCTGAACTGACTCTGCCAGGCGCCATTGAGTACCTGAAAGAGAACGCCAGTGGTGACGGAACGAGCCTCGAGCAACTTTCTAAGGAGTCTGTTGGCGAATGCCTGGACACGGGGCGCGGCGGTTTTCTTGTCGACTTCCCCCCCGCTGAATCTGAGGACGGCGTCAGCTCTATGGCTGACCTGGCAACAAAGCGCGCCCTCATTCACTTCTATGACTCCCTGGCAATTATTGACTGGGAAGAGCAGGTGATTGATGGCGTTAAGCGTCTGGTGTACGTGAACCTGCAAGAGTGCGTGACCGAGTTTGACCCGGTAGAGCTTGCGCGTGAGAAATACGTACAAAACAGAGTTCTGCTGCTGGTCGATGGGAAATACGTTCAGCGTGTCTACCGGGAAGGCTCCGACGATTACGACGAGGCGCTGCCGACCGACAAGGCAGGGCAGCCTTTTGACCACATTCCGTTCAGCTTCTTCGGCGCCCAGAACAACGACGCCAGCATCGACAAGTCGCCCCTTGAGGACTTGGCCGATGTGAACATCCTGCATTACGGCAACAGCGCCACGGTGGAGGAAAGCGGGTTCATCAGCAGCCAGCCGACGCTATTCATTACTACCGATATTGATCCCGATAGCTTCATCAAGCTCAATCCCAACGGCATGCACATAGGCTCGACTCGGGGCTATAACCTCGGCAAGACCGGTTCAGCCGAATTGGTCCAGGCAACAGAAAGCCAGCTGGCCCGAACGCTGCTGAAGGACAAGGAAGAGCAAATGCTAATGATCGGCGCTCGTATCGTCCAGCAGGGTGGCGGCGCCGAGACGGCAGAGGCTGTACGCATCCGGTATAGCTCTGATAACTCTGTCCTCGGCACTATTGCTGGCAACGTTTCGGAAGCCCTGAAGCGCGCCATTCTTGACGCCGAGCGCTTCATGATCGGCGAGCCTGACGAGAAGGGCACCGTGTTCTGGCTTAATCAGTCGTTCTTCGATGAGACCATGACCGCCCAGGACATCCTCGCCCAGGTACAGCTTTGGCAGCAGGGCTTCATTGCGAAGTCGGATGTGCGAACCAACCTGCGCCAGGGGGGCGTGCTTGAGGCCGATCGGACTGACGACAAGATCGACGAAGAACTGGCAAGCCAATCACCGGTAGGCGGAATCAATGAGCAGTGAAGGCTATCTGACGGACGCCACCACCAGGCACCAGATCTACGTCCAGCGATATGCGGGCGGAAACCTGAAGCGGGTGGCTGCGTTCATCAGTAAGGCCATCAAAACAGCCAAAGATCGCGTTACAGCAGGCCTGAGCGATTACGGCACTCGTCGTTACACTTCGCAGATAGAAACGCTCCAGGGCGATTTGCGAGGCATCTACGACGACTTGAAGGGCCGCGCACAGCTGGACCTTGGCGAATTTGCTGCCTATGAGGCTGAATTCAACGGGAAGATGCTGGGCAAGGTCATCAAGGCCATTGTTCAGCTCAACGTGCCGTCAGCGGAGATGGTGAGCGCTGCGGCGCTGGCTGATCCTCTGCTGCTGGAGGCTCGCAAGGGCATTCAGCGCATCAGCATCAGCGGCGCCCTCGACCAGTTCGGCACCAAGAAGGCCGCCGAGATCATCGGTGAGATTCAGATTGGTTCAAGCCTGGGCGAGACCAGCCAGCAGATCGGCCGGCGGCTGACAAGCATCCACCAGTTGCACCAGGATCAGGCCTCATCGCTCGTTCGCACCATGACCAACCACATTGCCAGCACGGCCAGGGTGGAAACGCTCAAGGCGAACGACGACATCCTCAAAGGCATGCGGCGGATCGCCACGCTCGACTCCAGCACCACACTGTATTGCATGGGCATCGATCAGACGATCATCCCCTTGGATGGGCCAAAGCCTCCGTATCACTGGGGGTGCCGCACAACGCTGGTGCCTGTCCTCAAAGACGAGTTTGCCCGCGAGATACCAGGCTCTACCCGGCCCTCAATCGGTCCTGACGGTGTGGCCATGGTGTCGAGCAAGACGAGCTATCAGGACTGGCTGTCACGCCAACCGGCAGCCTTCCAGCGCGACATCCTTGGCCCGAACCGCTACGCGCTGTTCAGCAAGGGCGAGTTGACCCTCGACAAGTTCGTCGATGACAACGGCAAAACCCTGACCCTGCAGCAACTGAAAGACCTTGAACCGCTGGCCTTCGAGCGAGCGGGACTTAACTAACTGCCTGCATGGCAAGAGAGTGAGCATGTGTGACAGACCGAATTGCTTCGTAGACGGTGGATTTGCCGGCCAGCAGGCGCTTGTTCCAGGTTTCGGCCTCGATCCTCTCGAGTCCGCCATCAGCAATGCCGCAAGCTCTGCATCTGGCGCCGACGGCATGACCCTTCTGATACTCCAGGGTCATCTAAAGAAGCTGTGCAAGTTGCAGCGAGACAATTTTTCCTCGTCTCCAACCACTCGATTTGAGGTTCATGTTTCAGATGCGTTCAGCGTAACCGGCGATCCCGCGACCGCCACGAACCTAAAGACCACTGGTTGTGAGATTAAGCCAGGACGTTAACTCCAGCCGGCCATGAGCCGGTTTTTTTACGCCCGCAGGCAGGGCCTGCACCAAGTCTCTGGGAGACAGCAATGACCTTGAAATTCCAACTGGACAGCCTCGAAGGCGTCGACGAAGCCACTCAAGCCATGTACGTCGAGAAGGGCGGTAAGTACGTCCTGAACATCGATGGCTTGCCAGCACAAGAAGACGTTACCGGCCTTAAGGCCAAGGTTGACGAACTGCTCGGCGAGAAGAAGGCGGCCGAAAAGAAGGCGCGCGAGGCGGAAGAGGCTGCGCGCCTGGAGCGCGAAGAACTGGCCCGCAAATCCGGCAACGTCGAGGAGCTGGAGAAGTCCTGGTCCGAGAAGTACGCCCGCCGTGAGGCTGAGCTGTCGGGGCAGTTGGAAAGCACGAATAGCGCCCTGCAGGGCCAGATCCGGGATCTGACCGTAGGCCGTACCGCTACAGATATCGCCACTACTCTGGCGATCCCTGGCAGCGCCAAGGCATTGCTTCCTCATATCGAACGCCGGCTGAGCGTCGAGCAGCGAGACGGCAAACCAACCGTCGTCGTGCTGGATGCCTCCGGAAAGCTCTCGGCGGCAACGCTTGAAGAGTTGAAAGCAGAATTCACCAACGATCCGGCCTTCGGTCCGCTGATCGCTGGCAGTAAGGCATCGGGCGGCGGGGCCGGCGGTGCTGGTAAGGGCGGCGGGGCCGCAAAAGGAAAAATCGGCGGCACCAAAGAGGAACGGACGGCTGCAATCGCAAGCCGGTTCCCAGATCTCCCTCAATCGTAAGGAAATAACTCATGTCCCTGTCGCAAATGCAGGTTTTCAACGAATACATCATGCCGGCGACTCTCGAGACGCTGGATCAGTATCTCGCCGCTTTCAACGCCGCCAGCCGCGGTGCAATCGTGCTGTCTCCGGACGGCTTCACTGGTGACTTCCTCCAGGAGTCGTTCTTCCAGACCCTGGCCGCTGCCCAGCGCCGTGTGGATCGCTACAGCGCGAACGCCGCCGTCGCTGCAACCGACCTGACCGAACTGAAGAACACTTCGGTGAAAGTCGCCGGCGGCTTCGGCCCGATCCGCTACGAGCCATCGCAAATGACCTGGCTGGAGCGCCCAACCGCGCAAGGCATCGAAGTCGCCAGCCGTGCTTTCGCTGAAATCCTGCTGAAGGATCAGTTGAACACCGCGATCGCCGCCCTGGTTGCTGCGATTACCGCCCAGGCCGCTGCGGTCAACGATGTGTCGGCTACCGCTGGCATTACCTACGCCGGCCTGAACAACGCTCACGCGAAGTTCGGCGACGCAAGCCAGAACCTGGTAACCCAGGTAATGCAGGGCACCAGCTACCACAAGCTGGTAGGTCAGAACCTGGCGAACCAGCAGCAGCTGTTCCAGGCGGGCAACGTCCGCGTGGTGGACATCCTCGGCAAAATTTCCGTTGTGACGGACGCCCCGGCGCTGATGCAGGCCGGCACCCCGAACAAGGAAATCATCCTGTCCCTGGTGCAAGGCGCTGCGCTGGTCCACGACGGCCGCGACATCATCAGCAACGTCCAGACCACCAACGGCAAGGAGCGTATCGAAACCACGCTCCAGACCGACTACACCTTCGGCCTGGGCCTGAAGGGCTACACCTGGGACACCACCACCGGCGGCAAGTCG